ACACCGCGATGCGAGTGGGACAAGTTTTAGTAACTTGAAAGTTCCACTTGCGTATGGTCCTATTCAGAAGTTTCTGGCAAGAATTCAACAACAACCAGATCTGAATAGAGAAGTTGCATTAACACTACCTCGTCTCTCTTTTGAGATGACAGGTATGCAATATGATCCATCCAGAAAGACTGGTGTTACACAAACATTCCTAGCAAGTCAGAGTGGGAATGTAAAAAAGGTTTATATGCCTGTCCCATATAATGTGACATTTGAATTGAACATCATTTCAAAACTGAATGATGATTCTCTTCAAATTATTGAACAGATTCTGCCATATTTCCAACCATCTCTCAACATTACAATCAATCTGATCAGTGCGATCGGTGAGAAGAAGGACGTACCAATCGTGATGGAGAGTATCACACAGAACGACCAGTATGAGGGTGGTTTTGATAGTCGTCGATTAATTATTCACACACTCAGATTTACTGCAAAAACATACTTGTTTGGACCTGTTGCAGAGAGCACCGATGGTCTTATCAAGAGAGTGGATGTGGACTACTACACCAATACAAATATCAAGACTGCGAAGAGAGTACAAAGATATACCGCAACACCAAAAGCTCTGCAAGATTACAACGACGACAATGCAACCGTGGTCGATGGTGCGATCTCCACGAAGGTCACAAAAATCAAAGTCAGTGCATCTACAGATCTCACGGTCGGTGGTCGTATCATCATCGATGGTGAGATTATGTATGTTGAAAAAATCAACGGACAAGATGTTAATGTCATCAGAGGATATGACAATACCGCAATTGCGGAACATGAACACGGTGCAACTGTCAATGTTCTCAATGCTGCGGATGATGCACTCATTGAGTTCGGTGATGATTTTGGATTCAATGAAACGTCCTCTTTTTTCACCGATGGAGGTGATTGATGAAAAACTTCGATGCGATCAATGATGCTCTCGATGTAGAGGCTTCAATTGTACCTGTGGAGGAAACTCCAAAACCAGTTCAGAAGCCCAAAGAAAAGGATGACATCAACAAAGATTATGAATACTCTAGAGGTAATCTATATTCTTTGATTGAGAAGGGTCAGGAAGCTGTCAATGGTATTCTTGAACTTGCACAGGAATCTGATTCTGCAAGAGCATATGAAGTTGCAGGTCAGTTGATCAAGAGTGTTGCAGACACCACAGATAAACTAATTGATCTGCAGAAAAAGATGAAAGATATTGATGAAGAACCAAACAGAGGTCCTACCAATGTAACAAACGCTCTGTTTGTTGGTTCTACTGCAGAACTTCAAAAACTACTCAAGCAACAGAAAAATAAGGATGTTAAATGAAGTCTCAAGAACTGTCAGAATTTTTTAGTCTGATTGGTCAGGCTAAAAAAGAAAAAGAAGAAGAATTTGATAATCTACTCAAGGAAGCCAATGTCGATCTAGACTCAATGGCTACCTCACTTTTCACTGGCATTGAAAGTGCAAAGGTAGAGGTAAAAGAACAGAAGAAGAAAGAAGAAAAACTGATTGAAAGTTTGGATAGTCTTTTAGTTTCTTTAGACAAACCGAAAGAAACCACACCAGTTGTCGTGGGTGTGCCAGAAGATTTTGATATCTCTTCTTTGGAAGAGAAAGTAGAAGAAGAGATTGTCGAAGAAGAAGTAGTAGAAGAAGAGACCGTCGAAGAAGACGATACGATTTCTAAAGCTATCAAGTTTATTGATACACAACTCAAAGAAGAACTCAAAGATATTGAACCCAACGATCCGACTGTAGATAGTATTAAGGCAGAAGTAAAAGAACTTAGAAATATTCTTTATAAAGTTCTTGCACACGGACCTGGTTCTGGTGAAACTCGCTTAGAAAATCTTGACGATGTTGATAAAGATACCGTTACAGTCAATGATAAGTTTATAAAATATGATTCTTCTATTGGTAAGTTTATTGGTGCAGATCCTAATGTTGGAGCTGGAGTATCTGTTCTTAATGATCTGAATGACGTAACTATTACATCAGTAAGAAATCATGATATTCTTGTTTATGATGAACCATCGGAAGATTTTATAAATGAACCTGGTGTTCAAAGATTAGTTCTTGATGCTAGAAATAATAATATTGGATATGCACTTACTGTTGGCACTCCAGTATATCAGTCTGGATATAACTCTGGTCAAGATAGAATCAAGGTAGAAACATCTAATGCAAACACTCCAGGCACAATGCCTGCGAAAGGTCTTGTATACTCTGACATTGCAAACAACACTAACGGTAAGATTATCGTTCAGGGTGAACTTGAAGGTGTTGATACGTCTGCATTTGATGTTGGAGATGAACTCTATGTTGCTCCAGGTGGAGGATTAACAAATACAAGACCAACTGATCCAGGTCATTTGGTTCAAAAAATTGCAGTTGTTCTCAAAAAATCTGCGGGAAATGGTGCGCTTCTTGTATATGGTGCAGGAAGAACTAATGATGTACCAAATGAATTTAGTATCACTGGTATTGTTACAGCGGGTGGTTTTGTTGGACCTTTAACTGGCAATGTAACTGGAAATCTTACTGGTAATGCAGATTCTGCAACCACAGCCACAACTGCTACAAATGCACAAGGACTCACAGGAACACCAGATATTACTGTTGGTTCTGTAACTGCAGACAGTGCAAACTTTAGTGGTAATGTCACTATTGGTGGCACTTTGACCTATGAGGATGTAACCAATATTGATTCTGTTGGTCTTATTACTGCAAGAAATGGTGTCACCATCAACACTGGTGGATTAGTTGTTACCTCAGGCATTTCAACTCTTGGTTTTGTTACAGCATCGAACATTTATTCAACTGGTATTGTAACTGCAACTAGTTTTGTTGGTGACGTAACAGGTGATGTAACTGGTAATGCAGACACTGCGACTAATTCAACGCAACTCAATAGTCAGGCAGCATCGTACTACTTAGATTACAATAACTTCACTAATACACCCACGATTCCCACCAACAACAATCAGTTGACAAATGGTGCGGGATACCTGACTGCATCTACTCTGTTGACAGACGGTGCGTTTTCTAGTGCAACTGCAACCACCACGACAACATCACAAACTGCGGTAGATACATTTGCTGCAGCCACGTATCGTTCAGTTAAATATCAGATTCAAATCACAAGAGGTTCTGAATATCATATTACCGAAGTATTCATTGTTCATGACGGAACCACGTCTTACGGAACTGAATATGCAACCATTAAGACTGGATCATCACTCGCATCATTTGACACAGATATTGACTCAGGAAATGTAAGATTGCTGGCTACACCAACCAGTTCTTCATCCACAGTATTCAAACTTGTCAGAACTCTTATCAAAGTATAAATAATACGAGACTAATCTTGTATTAATGAAAAACGGGAAGTGTCCCGCAGGGGAATATTATTGTTACACCAATAAAGAATGTAAACCCATTCCAAAGGGTTTCATGGTTGACCCTGAGGGTATGCTCCGTAAAGAGAATGGTGCTTCCACTACAAAAGAAGAGTGGAGCCAAAAATACAAGAAGTCAATTGATTGTGATAATCCAAAAGGTTTTTCTCAGAAAGCGCACTGTCAGGGTCGTAAAAAGAAAATGAAGAGTATCAAGGAAGAAGGTCTTAGAGATTGGTTTGGTAAATCCAAATCAAAAGATGGTAAGAAAGGTTGGGTCAATGTTGTGACAGGTGATTCCTGTGCAAGTGACAAACCTGGTGAAGGCATTCCTAAGTGTGTCTCTTCTGCAAAAAGAGCGAGTATGTCTAAAAAGGAAAGACTCGCTGCAGCTGCTGCAAAGAGAAGAGAAGATCCTGGTCAACAGAAAAAAAGTGGTGCATCAAAACCCACTAATGTCAAGACTGACAGAAAGACAAGAAAAGAGAGCGTAGAACTAGTCGATGCATACGGTGAAACATTTGCAACTATTCAAGACATCATCAAACCAGAACCCATGAAAGAAACTGTCTGTCCCCGTTGTGGACAAAATCCATGCGTTTGTAGTGAAACCTATGATATCGAATCAATGACTGAAGCTAAAGACAAAAAGGGTAAGGGTAGTGGAACCAAGGATGCTTGTTATCACAAGGTCAAGTCCCGTTATTCCGTATGGCCTTCTGCATACGCATCTGGTGCGTTGGTCAAGTGTCGTAAGGTTGGTGCTGCAAACTGGGGTAATAAGACTCACCAGGAAGAGATTGAATTTTCTTCTTCACAGGTCATGGCTCTTGAAGCTGCAGGTCTCATTCAACTGAACGAAAAGGGTCAGAAGTGTTGGAAGGGATATGAGAAGAAAGGCACCAAAAAGATGTTTGGTAAGACCTATAACAACTGTGTGAAAAAAGAAGAGTTTGTTGCAGAGGAAGAGTCAGATCGTCGTAAAGACGAACGCCAAGAACGTGGTGGTGTAGACGGCAATATTGACTATAAGAGACCTGCCAAAAACAACACCAAGAAGTTTGGTACAGGTAAGACTGCTATGCAGAAGGAGATGGAGAAGAAACACGGTAAAGGTAAATCTGCTATGGACATCGTAATCGCAGAAATC